TAATATCGCTAGCGTTGGTCGCGATGTTAGTGACGTTAGTGTAAACCTGACCAGAAGCCACGTTCAGTGAAAGCGCTTCCCCGGAAGCGTAGTTAGCTGTAGCGGTAGCGTTTGTGATGTTAGTGACATTGGTAGATATACTCATCGCGTTCGTGGTGATATTCGTCCCGTTCGTAGCAATATCGTCGGTGTTTGTTGCTATGTTAGTCGCCTGTCCAGATGCATAATTCGCAATACCTGACACGGCAACAATATCGCTCTCGTTGTCAATCGCTTGCCCAGAAGCATAAACGGCCTGCCCAGAAGCCGCGTTCAGTGAAAGCGCTTCCCCGGAAGCGTAGGTTGCTTCGGCGCTAGCTTCGACACCGACCTCGGAACCGTTGAAGTATAAAGACCCACCCGCATTATAAAGGGTATCCGTAGTCACAGTCGGAGTAGCCTGACTCAAACGCAAACCCGCTCCGCTAGCAACTACACCATAGGTGTTTAAAACGCCAGACGGAGTCATGCCCGCAACAACGGCACCAGCAGAAGTTTGCCACTGCGTTAGATCGTCAGACTGACTAACGGCAGCCCTAACAACAAGTCCCTTGTCCGCAGGCGCATTTATGCCAATATAAAATGTATCTTCGAGAGTAACGTCTGCCTCTCCAACGGCCAGTCTCTTGGATTGCATATCTCCCTTAATAAGGGTTCTATTGCTTGAGGGAAGACCGTTCCCTATATACAAATAATCATCGTCGGAGTTCGACCGACCCGCATTTTTACCAATATAAATACTATCGGTCGCGGAGGAATCCTCGCCAGCCCGATAACCAATCCCCACGGAATAGTTGGACGAGGTCGCGGAAACTCCCGCCATATCACCAATCCAGACCGAGCTGTCGCCAGCGGCACTTTTTGCAGCCTGATGTCCCACGGCAACCACGTAGTCGCTACCCATTCCGTGAGCAGCCTCTTTACCAACACCAACACTACCTTCGCCTATACCGTAGCCAGCCCCGGCCCCCACCGCGACAAATCCCGTTTCATATGCCGCCATACCGGCCTGATGACCAATAGCAGTAACCGATGACTTGGCGCGACTACCAGCCTTATATCCAACAGATACGACATAGTGAGCGGGATTGCTGTGTACGGTTTCAGATGGTCCGGAGAGTGCCCCAATACTGACACTTTCTGTTCCGGCATCATTTGCTATACCTGCATCAGTTCCAATGGCAACATTATTGTGTCCGCTGGTTATGCCACTACCGGCCCCATAACCAATGAGAGTATTGTTGGAGTTGGATGGCCCGGTAAGATCTCCCAATAATAAACTTTTATTTGTGTTGTTCAAAGCTAGCACATGGGTCGATGCAATCGCTCCACTAGTCGAAACATCAGTCAGCTCGGTTAATTTTGACTCCTTAAAGGTAGTGCCATTATCAAACACAAGCCCAGATGGCCCAACAACAACCCTAGATTCTTGGTCGCGATACACGCTTTTATCGGCGGGATAGGTCACAAACACCGTTCCGCTACCGCCCAAGTTAATATGGCTACCACCATTAGAGCTAGCCAGCACGTAATCGCGCACCATATTGTCGGAGCCGTAGATTCCCACACCAACTTCCCACTTATCGTTTTCCTCTATTGCATAATAGGTAATATCCCCATCCGATAAAACAGAGCTAAAGGCCGCAAATCCAGCAGGAGTCCCCGTCAGCGACACGTCTCCGGCCCCGGTAGTGGTGGTGTATTGCTTTATTCTATCAGCTAATGTAATCGCCATTATTTCTCCTGCCAGATACTGAAGTGATATTATTTACACTACTGCGGATCGCTAATATCTGGACCAGAAGGAGTTAATAGCGCAGCCTTGGCTTGTTTAACCTCGTGGGCAACCGTGTTTTCCGTCAGAAACCTTCTTGTCTGACGGTTAGCAAACTGAAACGCACTCTCTGTATTGGTAATCTGTCGTGGATTAGTAGATGGATCTTCTGGTAAAGATGCATCAAAGTCCGGGTTGTCAATCATAGTCTGATAGCCGTAATTAGCGCACATGGCGACGATAACCCTGTCCACGTCCGAATCCGCAATCTGGACACAAAATTGAGCCATTTTTATCTCCTTGTAGTAAAGTTTAGCGTTTTATTTATGGTAAGAGAATGTTCTTGACCAGTATTGATTTTCAAGTCAAAATCGTTTAATTTATTAATGTTGAGGGACAAATTATTTAGCTTGTTTATTTTTAAATCAAAATCACACAACTTATTTATTTTTAGTGGAAAAGTTAGCGTGGAACTGTTAAAATACATAATCGGTAACGATCCTATGAACACCGCAGGTTCGATGTCTTTAGTTTCGCTAAAGCCGACCTCACTAAACGTACCAACTCCAAGCATATTACCCTCCATTAAACAATACACAAAAACAACCAATATAACTAAAAAAAGACCACCCTAAAAATAGGGTGGCCCGAGAGGGGTTGATGTTAAACTATCAACATCAGAAGGAGCCAGCAAGAATCCTTCTATTGTCAAGAACACCGAAGCCGATTTCGGCCCAGCCGTAGTAACCCTGTCGTTGATGTCTATGGAGACCTTCGTCTTCATAAATCTCAACCTGCTTCTTAACAGGCATGACAAAGCTATCGTTTGGACCCTGATCCAGACCGATCACAAGCTCAACATCAGTAGAGGCCAAAGAGCCTCCGAGATCACTAGTGAAGTAGGTCTGGTACTCCTGACCATCGCCAAACTCAAAGACATCGTGAAGATTGACGCCAAAGACTCTCGTGATCGCTGGACCATCATCCGAAGCCACGTAGATTTCTCTACGAGAAACTTCGTCTAGTTGGTCAACGCCCCAGTTGCGAATATCTTCAATCGCTTCAGGAGAACAGTAGACATCGCTTAAACGACCAGCAGCAGTTGCACTATTTCCGCCACCATTTCGACGCATAACCGTCTTCATGAGGCTGATCAAGCGCTTAGTGAACTGACCAACAGCGGCATCAGCATCGTAAACCAAAACGTTACGATCAACCGCAGCGGCCAAAAGCGTATGCCATCCGTCATCGTTGATCTTCTTAACGAAGGACGATTCGAGCACTTGCATAGCGCGAGCAACCACATTCCAGTTAGCCTCACGGGCATATTTCAGCAAGAAGTCAATCGAGCTGCTGATCCCGTAAGTGTTAACCATTACGTAATCACCTTCGACGTGACGCTCAGGAATACGCCCATTGCCGGGATTGGTGTACGCAACATGATCCCCCTCAGTACCGGGAGCCAAAAGGTCCAATGGAAACTCTGGTGTAGCTCCGGGTTCCAGAGGCATCGTTTCGTAAATAGAGGTAACGATATCGCCAAATAAGACACCCTTACGAATAGGGGTTTCGAGAGCTTTGGCAATCTCTCTCTGGGCCGCGATTGCGACCGGCTTATCAGAACTACCCGACTGCTTAAGCAGCTCAATGAACTCGGGAGTTGGTCGATTTGTAGTAGACATATTAGCTTCTCCTTTTTTCTTTATTTAATTAGGCGTTGGTGTTAGGAAGGTCAATGAACACTTTAGCATATCCGTCTTCGTCTTCGCCAGACAAAAAACGACCGACAATATGCTTCGATTCCTGTCCGCCCTTCATGCCATTGGCGTATGTGGCAGTGGCCACATTACCACTGTGCCCTATAAATGCCGTGCCACCAGCGGCGGCGGTTCCATTGATATTATCGGTAACGACCCACCCCTTTGTGAGAAGCGTAACCTTGCCACCCTTTTGCACCTCGTCCTTGTGCTGGTTGAGATGCTGTCGAGTGAGGTCAATATCGACCATGTCATTCAACAACAAGCCTACCGGCACTGCGCCAGAAGGTGTACCGTCATAGGTAACAAGAGCGGCACCGTTGTCCATAGAGGCACCTGAGCCCCCAGCACTAAGAGCCACGACACCGCCTCTGGTCTGCGCTTCGTTCATGAAGAACGAAATATCGGTTTGAAGAGTACTTCTATCTGTTTTAAGAGCCATTATGAATCTCCTTTTGTTTAAAAATTAAACTATTTGTTTTCTTTTGGAACGGACTGTAAAATAGAACCAAGCCATTCGCTAGCAACCGCACGAAGAGATTCCGCAGGATCGTCTTCACCAACAGCTTCCGCGATAGCAACATCCGCCGACTCTTCGGCGTCTTCCAAGACTTCCACGTTCGCCTCGGCGCTATCCGTCTCTTCGTCAGCCTTAGCTGGCGCTTCTTTGTCCTCTTTCTTATCTTCGTCTTTATCTTTATCTTTATCCTTCTTCATCCAAGGAGGCATTCCGGCCTTCCTCTTCATTACAGCCACGATCTTATCGAAAGTTTCTTCGTCAACCGAGCCAAGCTCATCGACAGTTGCAACAGCTTCGTCGGATTCAAATCCAAGATCTTCCAACTTAGCTTTTCGCTGCATTAGCGCCTTCTCTTTTTTCATAGCGGCCAACTCTTCTTGCATACTCTTTGCTTCTTCGCTCTTGCTCGCAAAAGCTTCCTCTTGCGTCTTAACGGATTCAGCAAGGGTTTTGTTTTCTTCTTCCTTTGCGGTAATCTCCTGAGCCTGAGCCGAAACAGAAGCCTCAAGGGTCTCGATTTTAGACTGAAACTCTGCCTCCTTTTCAGCCGTTACCTTGTCTCTCAGTGCCTCATTTTCAGTTTTTGCTTCTGCAAGCTCCCTCTGCAAATCTAAAATTTGCTTATCATTGTTATCACTCATCGTAATCTCCTTTGTAGAGGATATAGTTAAAACTTCTGCTTTTGATTCATCGAAAAATTCATTTCCTTCCAATATTACACTACGGGGATTAGCAGGATTGGAAACCAAGCCTTTACCAGAGAACGATAAGTTTCTTAATAGTCTGCCAACTCTATAGTTTTCGTATTTTCCACTCCCGCCATACGATCTTAAGTGCTTTGTTAGAAATGCTGACGCCTCGCCCCTTTGCACCACCTTAATAGCCCCATCCGGAGCTGTTAACGCGTAATCAAAATCCGGAAACAAACACTCCATAGAAACAAACCATTTTCCATCCTCTATCTCGGAAACAATCTTTTGCATTCTGCTTCTTTGGTCTTCATCGCTCCACTCCGTATAAATAACAGAAGCGGTAAGGATGTTGAAAGCGTCTGGAACCTCTCCGGCGTCACGGTTAACTTCATTGCCTTCAAAATCTACAACAGTATTGCCCGTAATATGTCCAATGATATCTTTTTCATCGTGCATAAAATTGAAAGGTTTGTCTTCGGGCGTGTCTTTTGCAGACCATAATTCTTTCGGATCGAACACGTCATCATTTTTGTTCCATCCGGTGCTAACCAGTATTGATTTAAGATAATATAAATCTATTTGATCTTCATTCTGAGCAACAGCGGATTCGTCGGCAAGTATTTTTTTTAACTTGCTACCCTCTTCCGGCGTGTAAGTCTCAGCAACAGCACAGCAGGCTACGCTACTCTTCTTAGAAAGAATATCGCTTAAGCCATCTTGTATCTCAGATTCGTATATTTTCATATTTAAAAGCCTCCGGGTTTTAATACACACAAAATAAAATCTTTGGCGATTATTGGTAAAATACTACATCTCAGCAAAAGCCGAAGCATAAATATATTTCATTTCGGAAAGGTTTGGCTGCTTATTATTAGCCAAAACAAAAGACTCTTTCTTAGTAGCGACAACGGAATTAAATTCATCAGACGGTTTAGTTTGGTTGTCCAACAATTGCTTCACTAGATCGGAAGTTACCTCCATATAGGGAGTCATACCGGTCAATATGCACACCTTCAGATATTCCAATTGGTCCACTTCCGACTTATTTAAACTTCTAGCACTTTTCTTGTTAAAATGAGAGAGGGCTATTGGAGAAAGAACCTCCGATATCTTAGCCTGAGCATCGAGAGCCCACAGGGTGGCGACCGTAGCGTCCCCGCTCCGAGGAAGAACCCGTTTCTCTTTTCGCTTCTTGGTATCTTTAGAAAATTTTGGACGACCATTAGGCTCTTCGGGAGCATAGTCCACCTCTTGATCAGGCGACACCACTGGCTCTGTAACCTCTTCTCTCTCGGCGGGTGGAAGCCCAAACTTTTCCAGATACTCCTCGGTATCCATCACATCCTTCGTTAGAGCTATCTTAGCTATGTCTTCTTTATGTTGAGGATTATGGTACGGTCCAGCCTTTTTAGGGGTCGCTATATCGTTGGCCCGCTCCCTTTCTTCGCGACGTACACGTATACGCTCAATTCCGGGCATCTCTCTAAATCTCTCAAGCAGCGTTTCACTAGAAATAATATCCCTATCCGCCAACTGAATCAGAAGCTGTTTTTCAGCGGCTTCATCGGACAATACAATCGAATCAAAATGAATCTCTGCCGGAAACCTAAAGCCCATAGCTTTTCTAATTAGCTCAATCTCGTGTCGCCAAAACTGGGCCAAAATCTCTCTACCATACTCCAATCTTTCGATCAGAGTTTTTAAAGAGACGTAATTATTGGTATACCCCCCACTACTACTTGCGCCGGTCAAAGTTGGCGGAATACCTAGCCCGGCATAAATGCTAGTAAGAACCGGCTGATACTTTTCAGCTCCTAAAAACTTGTAAACCTGAGACTGACTTTCGGAGAACTTAAGCTCTGGCCCCCAAACTAGATCCATAGTTCCTCCTCCAACATTACTCGCCAAAATATCCCGCAGCTTATTAATAGCGGCCTTTGTTGGGATAATTTTGTGATCGAGATCTCCAACTGTCCAAAGTCGAACATTGGAGATTGCTCCGTCGAGAGCCGCCAAGTCTGCCAGCTTCATCTTTTCAAGCATCATAATGTCATCAAGTATTGCATATATCATAGGATTGGCCCATAGCAGCCAATCGTCTTTTTTGTAGTGAAAGAATCCCACCTTATCCATATCAAGCGGAATAGTCCTGTCACCATTTGTCAACCTTTGCTGCAAATCTACAGGCAGCGTTTTAAAAATGGTCTTATTGGTAGTTGAGCTATTAATTAAAGACTCAGAAGTATACTTAGATAGATTAAGTACAAACTCCGGCTTTCCAATCGCCTGACCACCATAGTCCTTAACCTCAACAGCAAGAGGGTTCAGAAAATCATAAGTCCAAGGAATTTCACGTCTCGGAACTTTTAAATCCGTGATCTCGAAGTCTGCGCCACCAGACCTTTTTAACTCCCGTTCCTTTTTCTGATTTAGTTTGGCTGTACGTCTTTTGACAACAACATTCCCACAACGATAAAGATAGTTAAGGAATCTCTCAGATCTATCAACGCCCCCCACCTGAATGAACCATTTTCGGTAGAATTTTTCTATAGTCTTATTGGGATGCACCAATGTTAGTCCCTGTGAAGCAAAGTCACTCATTAGATCAATAACGTTTCGGATAATGCCGACCCTGTCATAAGCCTGCATACTCATCTTCATGATTTTTTTCTGCTTATTCGACACCGATTCGCCGGGACGAAAACTATCATAGTCCTCCCGTAGAAAACCAGTTCTCACAGACCTATTAGGCTCAACATCTATATAGCTACTTCTACGACTATCGCCAACAGACCTCTGAATACCATCGTAAGCCTCTATCGCATCGGCGGTAAGACTGTAAGCGTCTTGCTTTTGCGAGTCACTATCCCATGTTCTATAAAGTGGCGATTTGGACATTTCTACTGTTCTCCTATCAATGGTATTGTGAATGGTATTGTCAATACCACTATACACAAATTAATAAACATCCTGCACCTTTTCCGTAAACCAAGCGGGCCCATGATAAAGTTTCTCGTTTTTAAACCGAGAACTAGAATCTCTTTGCGCAAACCCTCCGATTGTCTCAAAGGCTGAAATACCCCGTTCAAAAGATATACTTCTCGCGGACATATTCGCCATGATCAAGGACGAATAACGGTCCTTTCGTCTTCTGCTTTTCTTACCTGCTGCCAATTTTATCTCTGGAGTATCCCACCTTTCTCTGCCCGCAGCGGTCGTTGTCATGACTATCATGGACAACTCATCCTTGAGTTCTTCAATCTCCATGATACAATCTTCAAGAGTATCATAATTTCTACCAGAAACCTTATCGTGCTCAATAGATAGCCCAATACTAGCAGTATCGAAAAACGGAAACAAAACAACCCTATCTTCAAAGTCCTTTCTTAATCCATGATTAGCCGCCGCTAACCAATCGGCTCTTGCAAACTGACAAAGCTGTAATATGTGTAGCCCCGAGTGGTCGTCCGTGTCTTTAGCTTTGTCTTCCTCTATGACGGGCCATATTGCAACTTCCCCTTCAGGAATTTTATCTTTATCGTGTAAAGCCTCCATCACAGCAATACCGCCCCCTTGAGCATCCATAGCTATCTCGGAACAGGGAAAGACCCTCATAAGCTGTCTGATCTTTTTGGCACAATACGAATAAAAATCATCCTCATCTACAATCTTTGACCTCAGCTTGTCTTTGTGTTGTTGTCTATTGGTGGTCCAACAGTGTACGATCCTTCTGTGATCTTCGTAAACCTCTAGAACAACAATACTAAAATTGTCCACCTCGGAAGCTGGGTCCACCCCAAACACATACCTCCTCTCAGAAGACCCCTTTAACGCGGACTCAAAACACACTTCCCCAGACGGGAACACTATGGGTTTATTTATGGACGTAGTACAGGACTCCAGCAAACTCCGCTTAAAAAACCCTTGACTGTCTGTAGTGAAACAGGCCCCATATTCCATATTATATATCCCAGAATGGACCGTAGCCTTAGCTCTAGCGATTTGCCCCTCGTCCATAAAACCCTCCGGAAGGGTGTCTACCGGCATACGAATCACAGAGTACTGAGTCCAGTCAAATTGAGCGGGAACCTCTCCCCCAAAAACCTCTTCAAGCTTTCGGATATTTCCACCACTATTGAGTATGTTTTTATATTCTTTCCAATAGGCTGCAAAATGATTAAAATCATAATACGCAGTTCCGCTAAGTATGATCTGGTTAGACTTTTCTGCAAACACTTGAGAGTCCTGCGAGAATACAGCCCCGAGCTTGGTGGCCATCTTGGCTTTCGCTATAGCTTTAACCTTTTGTGCCGGAGAAGCCGCAACGACCGCAAAACCCGCGACAACAGTCTCGAAAATCTCTCGGGGTATAGATGGAAACTCGTCAGCTATGATATCGTGGGCCCGCTGACCTCTAATCTTTGATCCGTCGCCAAGAGGTAGACAGGTTATGGTACTATCTCCAATATGCATAACGCACCGGTCAACGTCTCTTCTCGGACCACTATTGGAGCCGCACAGATCTCTTAAGATTGGGGCGTTTTTCCATATGGTGTCCATATATTCAAACAGAACTTTAGACTGCCTAAACGCCGCACCAACTACAATAATTTTACGACGAGGCATAAACAAGGCACGAAGCAGTGGGTAGACAGACAATATAAAAGACTTGCCCATACCACGAGAGCCGATAAGCATGGGAAACTTCCGATTCCACATTTCATAAAGTATGAGAGACTGAAAAGGCAGAAGTTCAATATTTAATATGTACTTACACACAAAAGAGAAATACTCTGGCCTCATCATGAGCCAAGCTAACCTCTCCAGCATGTCATCTCTATCGTCCGTCGCCAGAATAAACAACAGAGGGTTAAATAGCTCAGATTCATCAACCTCTATACCGAGCCAAGCGTCTTCTATCCTACTAGCATCATTAATCATTTAACTTTAAACCTTAATCCTGACCCAAAATAAAAGCCTTAACCTTTAAGTTTCTCGGATCATCAAAAAATCCTATAAGTAATGTAGACAGTCTGGAGACAATTTTCTCTTCTTCGTCCTTAGACTGTATATATAAAAGAGACCACGCAGCATGTAGTATCTCATGCAACAATGTGTCCCTAGTCGAAGATTGAATAGTGCCACAATAAACTCTAATTCTTTTTTGTTCGTTGTCGCAGTCTCCATACGCTTCTCTTTCCTTGAAAAGAGCTTCGGACATCTCTTCTATTGTATACTCGTGTCCCAGAACATATACCTTACTCGGGAGAGCTTTCTTGGTTTTTGCCATCTTTATTCTCCGCGTAGAATAATTCGTTTAGCCTCTTAAAAAGACTATTACATATTAAAAACGCACCATTCTTACTTCCACAAAACATAACGTTTATATCGTACTTTATGCTAAGTTCCATCAAAGATTTTATCAGGTACTTGCCACTTATCTTTGTCTGCTCTACTATCTTGAATCTTTTAAAGTCCGGAAGTTTAATCTCTCCGGCCTTATACAATCTGTACAGCTCTCTATCTCCCTCGTTCAGTAAACCAAGAGGATAGTCTATAACATCCAAAGCAGAAAATTCCAACATAAGATAACGAAAGTTAAAATCCTTCATTCTTTCCATCTCGTTATAAAACGCCTTTTTCTTCTTCCCTAAATTCGTTGCTATTTCCGACACGGATGCTTTTCTTTCTACGCATACAACGTCTTCAAACCCTTTAAGCGTGTAGTCACCGGTATGGAGGGTGTTAATCTCCATACCTTCACATCTGTCATAAGGTGAGAATATCCATCCATCTTGTTCTCTCGTGTCTTTTATTACCGTATAATTCTTCATAGGCAAAATTTAACCGTCGCTAGGTTCTCTCTTTGGGGAAACAGGGATATCCGGAGCGGGCGCTGGAGCGGGAGCGGGAGCGGGCTCGATATTTGTCACGGTTAGCGTTTCTCCGACGTAATCAATTTTAAGCTTCCCTAATCCACCCTGTCTATGATTTCTTGTTTCGTTTAAATATGTTCCCCAGATATCGTTAAAACATGGTATATCGACTTTTTCGGTAAGGCTCTCTCCACTCTTTAATGCGTCGATTTCCCTCTTTAGCCTAGACAGCTTACCAGAATGTAAAACGTCATGAGACACCACGGGATCTGGTTTTGGCTCTGGTTTTTTTGGCTCTGGTTTTGGTGAGTTAAACACTATTTGCTCCTTTTGATTAGTTCTGAAAAATACGTAATATAATGGCTCTCTTTTCCGTGGACGCTGTCGTGACACTTTTTACACAGCGTTATCCCATTATCCACATCGAATCTCAAAGAAGCTGCCGAAGACCACTTCATTATGTGATGAACGTTCAGCCTAGTCTTCTTCCCTCTCTTTTTACACATTTGACAAGTAAACTTGTCACGCTTTAGCACATCCAGCCTGAATTTCTTGTACGTCGGGTCGTTGTAATTTCGCCCCATTGACATCCCCCTCTGTCATTCTATGCACCAAATCCTTAAAAGATACGTCAAGACTCCAACCTAAATCAGATTTAGCCTTGTCGGGAAAGCCCAGAAGGTAGTCAACTTCTGCGGGTCTGTAGAACTTAGGATCAATCACCACATAATCCTCCCACTTATCAATTCCCACATAAGCGAACGCGATATTGAGGAAATCTCTGACCGAATGGGTCTCTCCCGTAGCCACAACATAATCATCAGGTACTTCTTGCTGCATCATTAGCCACATGGCCCGCACATAATCTTCTGCGTGCCCCCAATCGCGATAGGCATCGAGGTTGCCCAAACGGAGTTTGGGAAATTTAGGTCCACTTTTACCTTCGGTATAAATATAATCTGTATCAAGATTTTCATATTCTGTTAATTGACAATTTTCAAATACAGTAGGATTTTCTTGATGCCACCTAACAAATTCGCCAATCCATTTCGTGATCTTTCTTGTTACAAACTTCTCGCCCCGGCGCTCACTCTCGTGATTGAACAGAATTCCACTACAGGCAAAAATCCCATAGCTATCACGATAATTCCGCACAAGGTGATGAGCCGCCAACTTAGCAATCGCATATGGACTTTGTGGAGCAAATGGGGTGTCTTCGTCTTGATACTTAATGCCACAGTCGCCCTCCGTTCCGCACATAATATCCCCAACGCTAAGTCGCCCCTTTTTAACATTAAAGTTTTTCCCAAACATCTCGCTCGAACTAGCCTGATAGAATTTGATCTTTTCTTTTCTGCCGGAATAACGAACCCCCTCTAAGACGTTTAAGCATCCCCCAGCAGTTACATCCCAAGTTAAGGACGGCTGAGTAAAGGATGTGCCCACATGGGACTGCGCTGCCAAATTGTAAACCTCATCTGGCTCATGTTCTTTTATGGCGTTCGACACACTGAATGCGTCCGTGATATCGCCCTCTATAATTTTAATTTGGGGCAAGATATGACTAATTCTCTGAAGGGTGTCCACGCTCACTCTGCGGGTGACACCTATTACCTCATACCCTTTGTCGTGAAGTAGCTCCGCTAGATAGCTTCCGTCTTGTCCCGTGATTCCGAAAATAATTGCCTTCATTTGCCTTTTTCCTTTGTTGTTTCTGGTGTTAAAAATGGTTGATCCACCTGCCCATCTTCATATGTTAAATACTCCGACAAACGTTCTTTCTCTGCCTCCATCGCGAGGCGCATTTTTTCCATCTCGATACCGAGGTCGCTACGATATTGAGGATCGGTTGCAATTTTCTTCACAAGTGACGCGAACGTTAACTTGGAATCCTCAATCGCTTTCACTCGCTGCTCCCTCGTGCCCTTGAGATCCTTCAGCATCGTCGCCTTGCGCGCCTGAAGATCTTTGTAGTCTTTAGATAGTGTTTCTTGCGAGGCCCTTAGAATGGCAACCTGACGCTCTAGGCTTATAACGAGATCCATGTCTCTCTGATCCTTGTCCCTACTCTTCTCTTCTCGCACCAACCTTTCAGCTACAGAGACTTCTTCCTGATTGCTCCGTTTGCTTTTTAATATCCGGTTCATGAGTATTTCGAGTTTTATGGTGTCAATAATCTGCATTTCTTCCGTATGAAACACATCGTCCTTAAATTGACTCCACATCTTCTTGAAGTGGAACTCAAACAACTCTAATTCTTCAGATGAAAACTGGGTGGCCAACTCCTTATAGTACGGCTTCGTTTTTAATTCGTTAGCAACAGCCGCCTCTTTTTTCTGCTTTGCCGAAAATCCTATATTTTTTTCTATCCAGTCGCGTATAGAGTCCGGGTCACGATCTAGTTTCTGTGCTATGGCCTCTGGAGAAAGAACCTCGGCTTGCGCCTCGATAAAAGACATTTCTTCAGTTGAAAATCTACCCTTCTTCATAATAGTCTCCGTTAATAATGTCCTCTATAGCTTGTATGACTATGGCCTTACGGCCTTTGGGCAAAGAAGAGTTGGCCTGTAATCTGAGATAGTCACCTCTGAGTTCAGGGGGGAGTTTTCTGTCAATAAGATCTATCATTTCGGTCAAGTGGGCGTTGGTGATGGTTTCATCTTCCGTGGAGACAGAATATAGGGCGGTGATGTCCAAGGGCTCAAGGAGGTTTTTTTTACGGTCTTGGATTTTTTGGGCGTTTCCGTAATCAAATCTGTAATAGTTATCGCGTTTAAAATTCTTTAGGCGGTTATTAATGTGGGTATACATGAAGTTCTCAAGGGGCTTTGAAGAATCATAGCGAGCCAATCCCTCAATACCCATCAAGAAAGCCTCCTGCTCTATGTCTTCGGCTTCATATGAGGCAAAGACAAACTTGGGGGCGAGTTTCTTTGCGACTCTTGTTATTACGTCTACGGTCTCCTGCTCACTTAAACCGTCTGGCTTTTTTTCTTTTTTCATCCTTTTCCCTTTTCTCTTCCTTTCTCTTTTTCTTGATCTCGTCTATCTCCTCATAGGTTTTTCCGTTGATCATATGAGGAGGCGATGGTCCGGCCCATTCTTCCGAGTCAAAATCGGGGGCTTCTTTTGGGTCGGGAATATCGAGCAATCCCTCCATAGCCTTTTCCAACTGGGCAGTGCTCCTAGCGCGAAGGTGTGTTTTTATTTTCTGGGCGTTCTTACGTTTGCGTGCCATTATTGGTACTCCTTAGAATCGACTACAACAATAGGTTCTATTAGTATTATACACCAAAAACAAGAATATGCACAAAAGAAATCATATGGGGGCTTCTTTAGGGGCCAGTCGGATAAACTTGGGTACGACATATAAGAAAAAATAAGTTGAATTGTGTCTGAACCACCTAGGCTTTTCTATCACCGCGACGGGGTATGACAATGAACAAAAAACCCCCACCGAAGCTTGAGAAAGTCAAAAAATCACACAAACACCATTTACAATACCAAATAACGCCAAAATAACCATAAACCCTTGAAGCGTAGGCACTTATGCACGAATAACCAGCCGCCGCAACCATAAATCCTTATATATCAACGACTTACGACGATTTTTGAGAAACTTTTATATTCTTTGCCGAATAGTTAACGAACAGGGTTGACGAATGACGATATACATAGTATAATACTTGCATAACAAACAACGACAACAACAAAGGACAAGACAATGCTGACCAAGTTCAACAAAGCTGACAAGGCTATCATCGACAAGCTGATCGCGGATGGTAATGATCTGATCTGCGATGGTCGAGGTTGGTGGTTCAATAACTTCTGCTTCGCATCTTTCAAAGACTTTATGATTTTCTTGAAAAAGATGGCGTAAGGGGTTGACACAAGCCGATCTACTTGATACAATACCCGTATGACAAACAACAACACAACTAAGGAAAACACAATGTTCACTACAGGAAAAGAAATCTTCAACTCACTGGAAAACGAAATCAACATCATCGGCATGAAGGTTTCTTCTTCTTGCTCTAACGAATTCGAATTCAACTGCATCGAAAATTGGGATGGGGTTACTGTTGAAATCAACGACAACAACATCATCACCAACGTCGGATCATGGGGATAAAAACTTTTAGATTCTTTCCAGAATAGCTGGAGAGACAGCTTGACAAATGACGATAACTATTGTATAATACTCTCATGACAAACAACAACACAACTAAGGGAAACACGATGAACGAACCACGAATCACAATCAAGGGAAACACGCCGATCCCAACGGTTAAGGTTTCAGAGCCGCGACTTGAAATCAAGGGAAACACTTCGATCCCTTGGAACTTTGGATCTGTTGATAAGGCTACAAAATGACTCGAATGATTGACTTCTGCTCTTGCTTGTTTCAGGTTATGGCCTTTGGCCTATCGGTATTGTTTGGTATTGTCGGCATGATTGCAGCGTTGCAATACTTTCAATAGCACACACACACACACAAGGTACACACACATGAGACACATGACAAACGAACATGGTAATACTATTAAGGTTATCGAACATATTATCCTTCGTAACTATTGGGAGTATTACATTGTAGAGGCGGCTGATGAGGATGGTATAGTATTCGCCTTAGTAGTAGGTGACTACACTGAATTGGGCTATGTGTCAATGGATGAGATTACACCATACATAATGACACGTACTACTGACATGGATGAGATCATGCCCGCACCAATGTGGTCATGGTGTACAGATAAGCATGACTTCGATCAGAGCTACAGTACAGAGGCGGAGTTGTATTAGCTCATCTAATCTGCTATACGCTCACGGGGAGAGGCATAAGCCCTTGCTATGTAAGGACTTACGTCTAGCCCGGCAGCCGCCGCAATCGTAACCCCTTACCACACAACGACTTACATCAATTAAAAAAACTTTGCAATTCTTTACCGAATAGGTGACGCTTGGGGTTGCAAAATGTCGATAATAACTATATAATACGCGTATAAGAAACAACAACACAACAAAGGAAACGACAATGGAAGACATGATCAGAGAAATTCAGGTTCAGGTAGATTTTTACTCAAGCCGATTTCAGGCTAATGGTCATCGTACTGATCGTGAGATGGTAGAGTTCTACCAGAATTGGATTAGCCAACTGATTGTAGATCAGGAACGATTAAAAGAAATCTAAAACATCTTTGAAAAAGAGTCAACTAGGGGTTGACAAAACACGATCTACTTGATACAATACGCTCATGACAAACAACAACGCAACTAAGGAAAACACGATGGACATTTACTGCGTAGTTTACGATTACTTTGAAGAGTTGGATATTATCGAAGTATTCACCGACAAAGCCAAAGCAGAAGCAATGGCGGCAAAGATGGGTTCCAGTTGTTCCGTTATGGAATCAAAATTAAATTCCAACTAGGGGTTGACAAAACACGATCTACTTGCTACAATACCCACATAAGCAAACGGCGTTCACAATAGAACTGGCTATCATCAAGCGGGCAACCGCAAGGACGAGACGAAAGCGGGAATAGAAGTCGCCTCCCGACGTTTGCTTTTTCTCCATAACTTCTTACAGTATAAGGACTTATGGGGAAACCGGCTGC